GCTGAAACAGCCGAAAAGCCTTATTTCAAGCGGTTTTCGGACATAGAAAAATGCCACCGTAATTCTATCAAAATTACGGTGGCATTATGGTGGAACTGAGGGGAGTCAAAGTTCTCGGCAACCGTTATATTTCAATATATTAAACCGTATATGTCAGAATTCGTGTCAGAATTTTTTCTTGACATTGAAAACGTACCTCCCTATAATGAGTCTATAGGGAGGTGTTTCAAGTGGCAAATGCTAAAAAGCTACCAAGTGGTTCTTGGCGCTGTATTGCCTCTTACACAGATGAAGAAGGCAAATATAAGCAGAAATCTTTCACAGCGCCTACAAAGAAAGAAGCTGAATATAAGGTATCGGCTTTTCTTACTGAAAAGAAAGATGGTATGCGGCCAGAGAACAAGACATTAGGACAACTGGCAGATGCCTTTATAGAAAACCGATCTGCCATTCTTTCCCCATCTACTATTACAGGATATAAAAAGATTAGGAATACAGCCTTTCAAGATATTGTAAATGTTCGCCTTGGTATTCTCACAAAGGAAATGTATCAAAAGGCTGTCAACAATTATGCGGTAGGCCGCAGCCCTAAAACCGTTTTATCAGCCCACGCCTTTTACAACAAGCTCCTAAAAGAAAACGGCTATAATGTTGGTGAAGGGGTAAATCTGCCGCAGAAGCGAAAGACAGAAATTGAGATTCCTACAGAAGAAGAAGTAGTTGGCTTTTTGGACAATATCAAAGGAACCAATATTTATTTAATGGTTCTATTATCTACAACGCTTGGACTTCGCAGAAGTGAAATCTTCGGATTGAAGTGGAAAGATGTAGATACAAAAGAAAAAACTCTCCAAGTAAGGAGAGCCAGAGTAAAGAACGATTTTAGAGAATATGTTGAAAAGATTCCTAAGACAACTACCAGTGAAAGAAAGCTGTTAATGCCCCAAATCTTGGTGGACGCACTGGAGGAAGCGAAAGGCAATAAAGAAGCGTATGTAATTGGTGAAGCTAATCCAGATGCCTTAGATAGCCTTTATAAGCGTGCAAAGGAAAAATATAATTTCCCATATAACTTCCATAGCCTGCGCCACTACTTCGCTTCGGTAATGGTAAAGGCTGGTATTCCTAATAAGTATGCTGCTGAATTTATGGGCCACTCTACGGAGAATATGCTTCAAAGGGTATATCAGCATACTTTCCAAGAGGATAAAGAACGCTTTGCCGCAATGATGGCACAGAAGATGAATGAGTTAGGAAAAGAATAAAACAAAAGAACGCCACTCTCTAACCAAGAAAGTGGCGTTCTCTTTTTATGCGATCAGCAGGAGCTTTTCTTCATCGGTAAGCCCAAGAGCCTTCGACAACTTGGAAAGTTCACCCAAAGAGAAGGTAGAAGGTTCATCCAGCCTCTTGTAGAAGGTGGAAAGGCTTATACCGCAGAGATAAGCAAGATATTCTTTTTTATGGCCTGTGAAGTAGCAGTAGTAGGCTACTTTCGCTCTTAACTCTTTGGGCTTCATAGTCAGCACCCCTTCTTACGCAGTCTGCTTAGTGAGGGCTTCCAGCTCTTCAAGAAGAGTGGGCTTCTTCTTGGGGGCCTTTCTCTCCTGCGGGAAAAACTTGTCGATAAACTCCTTGCGGAAGGGGGAGAAGTAGCGGACACCACCTTTCAGAGCAACCCAGTAGCGAGTGCGCTCCAAAATCCATTCGATATCTTCCTTAGAAGCAGTAGCAGCGAAGTTGAACACGAAAGAGCGATTGATTTCCTTATTCAGATTAGTCATGGTATTTACCTCCATAAATTTCATTTAAATTTGATGTTTTTATCGGTTTAGGTGGCCACCCTTTCGATGGTTTTATTATAGCACTTTAGGATGAAAAGTCAATAGAAAAACAGCGAGAAAATTATTTAGACGTCTATTTTTTGACGTTTTTGAACACTTTTGGGACAAAAAAGTTATGAAAATCGAGAAAATTAAGATTTTGCCTGTTTTATGCCCCGAAAAGTTGCGGCGCTTTTGCGTGCTGTGCTTCATCCGAAATTTGAGAAAAATCCTAAAATGCGGTATAATTTATGTAGAAAAGATAAAGAAAAGCTAAAATTTCAAAAATTCATTTAACTTTTTAGAGAAGTAGTAATTCAAGCCTACTTATAAATAGAGGGTGAAAAAAGTTTTTTTGTAGCCATGAAAAACTCGGCCCTCCTCCTATTTTTCTTACAACTGAATATGTTTGGTGGCCTACCAACGCTAAAAGGCCAGCGAGCTGTGCGGCACTACCTCACGCCGTACAGCTCTTTTTTCGTTTATAAATAGAGGGCGAAGGAAGGAGTAGCTACCTTCCCTAATGGGTTCTGTCCGCCCGCACCCTCTATTTCAAAATAACAAAGGACAGAAGGACAAAGAAAAATGAACAATACTGAAAGTTTTGTCTTATATGAAAGTGTATATAAGCAGTTTGAAATTTTGAAGAAGAGGAAGCCAGACGCCGCAACAGAGTTTATAGAAGCGATCATGGAATATGGCTTGTATGGCGTGGTTCCAGATGAAGAAAGCGAAGTGTGGCTTTATGGCTTTGAACAGTCAACAACTTCTATTCAAAGAGCAAAAGATAGATATGCCGCAGCAGCAGAGAATGGAAGTAAAGGCGGACGGCCTTCAAAGAACCTTAACAAAGAAGATGTATTGCAAAAGAAAGAAGAATTAAGGACTTGGAAAGCAGTAGCCAAGTTTTATGGTATAGATGAAGATACTCTCAGAAAAATAAGAAAGAGTTGGGAGACGGAAAAAACCGAAAAACCGAAAAACCTTAATGATAATGTAAATGTAAATGTTACTGTTAATGATAATGATAATGTTTTAGAGAACTCCACTTCTGACGAAGTGAGTTCTCCCGCCTCATCTAACGATGAGACGGAACAACCAAAAAAGGAGGAAGAGATGAAAGCTAAAATCGTTCCCTTTCCAACGCAAGAAGAGTTAGAAAGAAAAGAAGAAAGAATGGGCGATATAGAACTACTCCTCCAAGGAGTAGATTTAGAAGCGCTGGATAGGGCTACAACTGCGGAAGAGCAAAAGAAGATCCTTGGCTTCTAAGTCCTAAAAGAAAAAAGAAATCCCTATGCCCTAATCTCCCTTTGCTTATAAGAAGCACTACAAGTAGATACGGCGCGCGCCCTCTATGGTTCCGTCGGAAAAAGAGAGCTACCGCGCCAAGTAAATCCCAAGAAAATTTCAAATAAAAGTTTCATATTTTTAGAGTTTCTTTCTAATTTCTCTACTTAGAAATAGAAGAGAAAAATAGGAGGGAACTCTCATGGCAACTAATATAGGAAATACTGGCGAACAAATCTTTTATCATAGGGCGCGCCGTTTCCACAAGGTAGAATGGGTAGCTGATGATAAGAACTATTGGGGCAAGGACATAGATTTTATAGTCACAAACCCAAGAACAGGCGAAACTCGCACTATCGAAGTAAAGACAGATACTCGCTTATACGAAACAGGAAACCTTTATATTGAACTGGAGAATGTCCATTCAAAGGGCGGTAAAGGCTGGTATTACTTCTCAGAAGCAGATATTATTGCCTATTGTGATTATTCGGCCCCAGATAGAGAAATCTATCTGTTTTCCTTTGAGGACTTGCGGATCACCGTCCATAAAAGAGAATACGCAACCGCTAAATGCGGCGCAGACAGTAAGGGAATATTAGTCCCTTTAAGAGAACTAAAAGAAGTTCCATCTTTTAGGATTTTAAGAAAATAAAAAAGTGAGGTAATTTACTATGAAACTAAATGAGGCTATGGCCTACTTACGAGATAAATACGGCGAGGAAGCCGTTATAAATGAAGCTACTTATCACTATTCGGACTTCCTCTATTTAATCTATGGACTAATGGGAAGTAAAGAAGATGACACTAAACAAAAAGAACAAATTGGCTAAGTGATTATTTGAAATTTTAGTAAAAATATCATATAATATATATAGAAAGTGAGAGAAAACTATACAAATTATAAGAAAGGACAAAGAAAATGAAGAAGTTTATCGTGAATATGGAAGTAGGGACTTACATTGATGTTGAGGTAGAGGCCGATACCAAGGTAGAGGCTCTGGAAAAAGTATTAGATGGCGAGTATCTCAATTGGGACTTTATCGAAGATATAAAGTTCAGAGACTTGGATATTCTTGGAGATGAAGTCCTCGTATATTGCCCCGATGATGAAAACGATGACTACGAAGAAGTAAAGTTCAGCAACTAATTAGGAGAAAGGACTACTAAAATGAAAATGTTTCTTATTCTTATCGCAATCTCTTCTCTAATTGCTTGGCTCATTATTGCTCTAAGCGGTAGCGGGCCCGATAAGCCCTCACTCATCACAAACAAAACTAAAATCAATGGCAATAAATATATGTATGTTGCTTTCAAGGCCAACAAAAAGTCTCCTTGGCGAAGAATTTATTTCCCCTACGAAAAGAAAGCCCCTTGTAAGATGAGACTATTAGATTATGCTCTGTCCGAAATGGAGGATTTTGATATTGAAGGACTTGGTATGACTGCTGAGGAAGCCAATCTAATGTATTCTACTATCAAGGAAGAATACGACAAATATTATAACCCCTAAAATAAATATCTTACTTTGCCCGCTAGTCTTACTTTTTAGGCTTGCGGGCAAAAGACTACCCAAAAGGAGGGATAGAAATGGCACTAAACCCAAAGCAACAAAAAGCTCTTGAACTCCTAACTTGTGGGAAAGGGCTAACCTATAAGGAAATCGCTGAAGAAGTCGGCGTTACTCCTAAAACTATTTGGTATTGGAGATACGAAAACACAGAAAACAGCAAAGAGTTCCAAGAGGAACTGAAAAGGCTAAATGAAGATAGATGGATGGCAGCGGTTGACGCAGCGCGACAAGGGGCCGTAAACCTTTGTAAAGACGGCAACGCAAGAATGATTGAGTTCGTTCTAAAGAATGAGGGCTTCAATCCTACGCAGAAAGTAGAGGCGGATTTGAGTTCTACTATCACAATAAATATAGGGGAAGGAGAAGATGGCGCGAATTGAATTAAATATACCCAAATCCCAATTCGTGCCTAAGTTTTTTCCTTTACTGACGGACTATTCCCACCGCTGGGAGTGCTACATGGGAAGCGCTGGTAGCGCCAAGTCCTACTTCATAACGCAAAAGCTAATCATAAGGGCTTGCCGAGAACCTATAAAAATTTTGGTATGTCGGCGCACTGGGACGACGATCCGCAACACTTGCTTTTCCCTATTCAAAGATATTCTTTCTAAATGGAAACTAACCCCCTACGTAAAGATTAGGGAAAGCGACTTCAACATAAAGTTCCCCAACGGCAGCGAAATCATATTTACTGGCTTGGATGAAGAAACGAAGTTGCTTTCCCTAAATAACGTTGGAACTATCTTCATAGAAGAAGCCTTTGAAGTTCCGAAGAACATTGTTGAACAACTGAATTTGCGTTTAAGAGGTTCCACGCCAAATCAGCAAATACTGATGGCGTGGAATCCTATTTCCAAGAATCATTGGCTTTATGACTTCTGTGAGGCAGCGCCGCCACAATCATTCCTTTATATCCATTCTACTTACAAAGATAATCCGTTTCTTAATGAAGCCTATGTGAAGGAACTGGAAGAACTCTACACAAGAAACCCATCAAAGGCCCGTATCTTCTGTGATGGCCTATGGGGAGTAGATAGTGAAGGTTTAGTTCTGACGAATTGGCGCAAGCAGGAGTTCAACCCAATGGAATTAGCCGCCCAAGGGCTTGAACATAGGGCTGGTATGGACTTAGGTTGGATTGATAAGAGCGCCATTATAGATAGCCTTTATGACAAGGATCACCATACTATCTATGTATTTAATGAGTTCTACAAGAGCGGGTGCCAGCTATCAGAGTTGGCTACCGCTATCCAGAAGATGAACCTATCAAAAACAAAGCTCTATGTAGATGCGGCGGAACCACGCTCTATTCAATTCTTCAAAGGAGAAGGAATAAATGCGATTCCTTGCGCCAAGGGCAAGGACAGCGTAAAAGCGGGGCTAATGTTCCTCCAAGATAATCTGTTAGTGGTTCATCCTTCTTGCCAGAACTTCATAACAGAATTGGAGAATTTCAGCTATAAGAAATCAAAGCAAACAGGCGAATGGACAGAGGACACTACCCACGAATGGAGCCACGCCATAGATGCCTGTAGGTATGCTTACAGCGACATATACACGAACAAGAAACTAAAAACATTCAATAAAGCCAGCTTAGGCTTATGAGGGGGGTATTTATGTTCTATCTGAGCAGAGAAGTAGAACTGACTGATAAACTACTTCAAAAGATAATGAATAGTTTCCTTATGAACACACGCCCTATACGGCGCAAGTATAAGGACTATTACGACGGCAAGCAGAAAATCCTACAAAAGACATATAGTGATGCGTCCAAGCCTTGTAATAAGGTAATTACGAATTACTGCTCTGATATTGTTTCAAGCTATAGTGGCTATATTGCCAGTCCTGGTTATATCAGCTACACAGGCCCCAATGATATTTCAGAAGTAATGGACTGCTTGCGCTATAATGACTACCAAGACGAAGATAGCGATTTTCTTACCATGGCCCTTATTTATGGAACCGCTGCCGAACTCATGTATACCAATACAGAGGGAAAGGTTCGCTTTCGGCTAATCAATCCCTTACAGTGCTTTGGTATCTATGACGATAGCCTTTCCTCTGATTTACTTTACTTTGTGCGTTGGTATAGGGTGAACGAGTGGGACGAAAGCGACACTTATAGATTGGACTTGTATTCTGATGCTACGATCCGCCACTACCAAATGAACGGCGAAAACGGTTTCCTAACTTTCTTAGGAGAAGAACCCCACTATTTCAACCAATGCCCCGCCAATATCTTTTCTTTAGACGAGGACGAGCGCAGTATCTTTGATTGTGTTCTATCTCTCCAAGATGCCTATAACGAAATACTAAGCGGAGAAATAGATGATTATGATGCTTTCTGTGATGCCTATTTAGCTATTACTGGCTGTGATGCTGATAGTGAAGATATAGCAACCATGAAGGAGAATAGGGTTATTGTTCTTCCGGAGGGAGCCAGCGCCCAGTGGCTTACCAAGAACGCCACAGATACCCAAGTAGAAAATATCCTAAAGCGTATTCACGACAGCATTTATAGGATCGCCAAATGTCCAGACTTTTCCAGCGAAACCTTTGTAGGTGGTGTTTCCTCTGGTATTGCTATTCGATACCGCCTTACTGGATGCGAGACAAAGGCAGCAGCTATTGAAAGCAATATGAAGAAAGCGCTCCAGCGCCGTATTGAACTCATTGCGGGAGTAGCTTCCTTAAAACTTGGGGAAGAAGTTTATAGGGATATTCAAATTACCTTTACAAGAAATATTCCTTCCGATAATACCGACACTGTAAATATGGTAAAGGCCCTACAAGGTGTAGTAAGCGAAAAGACTTTGCTTTCTATGATTCCCCAAGTAAGCGATGTAGAAGCGGAGTTAGAAGCGCTGAAGGAACAGAAGGAAACCAATATGGAAATTTATAACTTTGGCAGTGAATAAAAGTTTCAACTTATTGGAGAGAGCTTTTGAAGATGCTACTTTATAAATGAGAGGGGATGAGAATTGGATTATTGGCAAAAGCGAATGAAAGAGGCCCAAGAGAAGCAAGCAAATAAAACCATTAGGGAAACACAAAAGCAACTGCGGGCCTATTACATAAAAGCTATGAAAAGCGTTATAGAGGGCTTTACGGCTACCTACGATAAGTTATTATCTACTATAGGTGAAGGAGAAGTGCCAACTCCAGCAGACTTGTATAAACTTGATAAGTATTGGGAATTACAAGGACAATTAAGAAAAGAACTTCAACGCCTTGGGGATAATCAAATAGCAGAGCTATCCAAGAAGTTTGAAGAAGAATTTTTGGGTATCTATGAGGCAATGGCGCTAACTTCCCAAGAAGCCTTCTCCTCTATGAGTAAGGAAAGCGCCCTCCAGCTTATCAATCAAATTTGGTGTGCTGATGGGAAGAGCTGGAGCCAACGAGTTTGGAATAATACGGATAGGCTCCAGCAGGCCCTAAACGATAAATTAACGGAATGTGTGATTACTGGCAAGACTACAAGCCAGCTAAAGAAGTTCCTACAAGATGAATTTGGTGTCAGCTATAATAGAGCCGATACCATCGTAAGAACAGAGATGGCGCATATTCAGACACAAGCAGCCCGCCAACGCTATCAAGAGTATGGAATACAGGAAATAGAGATATGCGCAGATACCGACAATAGGACTTGCCCTATTTGTGCAAAGCTGGATGGTAAGCGTTTTGGGATCAATGATAGCTTACCTATCCCAGCACACCCCTGCTGTAGGTGCTGTGCCTTACCTGTCATAAAAGAAGAGGTAAAAGAAAAGCTCTTTACTCCAGAGCCAGAACCTACTATAATGAAGCCAAAGGAGCCAGCGTTGCCTACTATCAAGAGCGAGAAAGAGGCGGTAGCCAAGGTTCATGAACTACAACAGAGCGGAACCAAGCTCCACTTCTTCAAGAGAACCAACAGCCACCAGAGGCACGCCGAAGAGCTTACTGGCCTTACTGGTGATGAGGCTTGGAAGAAGTATGAAGAAATGGCAGATGATTTTTTGAAGAAAGAAATTGATGGTAAAGATATGGAAGGATTTATGAGTGAAGGCGGCTGGTTATTCAAATTCCAGCACTCCACCCAACTTTTAGGGATATTGAGCGATAAAGGCACTATATCAACCTTATACATACCAGACGAAAAGATTTGTAAAATGACACCAGAAGAGTATTGGAAGGAGCAAATCAGAAAGTATGGAAAGAAACAGCCATAATAATCCCGCCGTGCGCCCTTGCCCTGTTTGCGGGAAGTATATTTTTCAAGAACCTTTTGTGGATTGCCCTGTATGTGGATGGTTAAATGATGTAGTTCAAGAGGAACACCCAGACGCAGGAGGGCTTGCTAATATTATGTCCCTAAACCAGTGCCGTAAAGCATGGAAAGAGGGAAAAGAGTTCTATTAAAACTTCATAAGAATTTATGAAAGAAGTGGCTAACAAGCTGCTTCTTTCTTTTATGGACGCTTTGGGGGTTCAGTCGCAAAACGAACAATCAATTCAGTAAATTGGGGCTTGGCAATGAGCCAAGAATCATAAAAGGAGAAAATACAATGGATGAACTAAACACCACTACGAATGAAACTCTTGATACTGGAAGCGCCGGCAACAATCAGGAGCAGGAGACTAAAACCTATACCCAAGAAGAAGTTCTAAAACTACTTCAAAGCGAGGCAGACAAGCGAGTGAACCAAGCCTTGGCAAAGCAAAAGAAGGAATATGAGAAAAAGCTATCTCTATCTTCTTTGGATGAACAGCAACGGAAAGAGGCAGAGGCCCAAATGAAGATTCAAGAGCTACAAGAGCAGCTTTCCCAATTCCAAGTAGAGAAGAATAGAAGCGAACTAAAATCAGTGCTTTCAAGCCGAGGATTGAGCGCCGAGTTTGCCGACATTATCAATATTACAGATGATATTGAAAAAGCACAGGCTAATATTGATGCCTTAGACAGACTATTCAAGGCGGCAGTTAAAGCAGAGGTAGAAAAGCGCCTTTCTAACAATACACCTAAAGGAAATGGTGCTTCTACTGCGGAGATCACAAAAGAGAAGGCCCGCAAGATGTCTATGGCAGAATTAAACCAACTGGCACAAGAACGGCCAGAACTATTCCAAAAACTATTTAGCTAATAAGGAGGCTATATTATATGGCTAATACTGTATACGCAAACAAAGTAATTGAGGCAAAGGCAAAGGATATTCTATCTACTGCTATCAACGCCCGTTCTATGATGACTATTGACGATAGCCTAACCGCTTCTGCTGGTATGACTAAGACTATCAATACCTATACCTACACTGGAACCGCTGAAGAAGTTACCGCTGGTGCTGGTAATACCTCCCGTGGCTCTATTGCCTATGTAGGTAATGACTATACCGTAAAGATGGTTCAGCAAGCCTTCGACTATACGGACGAGGACTTTATGAAAGATAATGTTATCGTTGATATGGGCATTAAGGGCGCTACCTCTGTTATGTCTAATAAAATGACTACTGATTTTTATGCAGCTCTTGCTACCCAGAACAGCGGTAAAACTGCGGAGCTTGTAAAGGGCATTACTTTTGCTAAGGGAAAGGCTCTAAACTATGATGTTATTGTTGACGCTATCAGCGAACTAAACTTAGAAGATGAATCTAAGGTATTCGTAGTTATCCCCAATGCTTGGAAGGCTTCTCTCCGCAAGGACGAGGATTATAAGTCTGCCCGCCAAGGCGAGGTAGTCTATAACGGCCAAGTCGGCACTATCTGCGGTATTCCTGTAGTTGCTACCAAGGCCCTAACCAACAAGGCTTATGTAATGACGAACGAGGCCGTTACCCTATTTATGAAGAAGGATGTTGAAGTAGAGCAGGATAGAGACGCTGACAAGCGCAAGAACTCTATCTATCTTCGTGACTGCTATGTCTGCGCTCTAACAGACGCTACAAAGGCTTGCAAAATCACCGAAGCTGCTTCCTAAGTAAATGAAATAAGGGGGAGGGCTAACCTCCCCTCCCATAAATAAAGATGGAGGTAATTCTATGGTAGAAGAAATAAAGGTTCTATTAGGGCCTTCCGCTGACAACTATTCTGAAGCTCAAATTGGACTTGCTTTGAAATTGGCAATAGATGAAGTTGAGACTTATTGTAATAGGGCGCTGGATGGCTCATTAGAACTGATAGCAGAACGAATTGCGGTTATCAAACTAAACCGTATGAATACGGAAGGATTGGAGAGCCAGAGCTATAGCGGAGTTTCTGAAAGCTATGTAGATGGCTACCCCGCCGACATTTTAGCGGTTCTGAATAGAAAGAGAAAATTAAAAACGCTATGAGGGGGCTTTAGGATGATAAACGCACAAATGAAGCCCTATTCTTATTATAGCTATGGCAGTCAAGATGATTATGGGCAAGAAAGCCTTTCCGGTTCACCAGAAGGAGCCGTAAACATGGCGATCAACATTCTATCCCAAAGTGTTCAAGATAATGTATTATACAGCGGAGCGCAGTATATCGGATTAACCTATGACAAGTCTATTACGGACAAGATGGTTATTCTATACGGCACCGAAAAACTAAAAGTTCAGTATGTGAATCTTTTGGGTAGAATGAACCAAGTATTTATGGCGAGGGTTTCTTAATGGCTTGGATAGAATTTGAAGGATATGATAAAGTTCTCTATACACTTACAAGCATTTATGATTTGAAGGGCATAGAAAACGGAATGGGAAAGGGCTGTGCTTTAGTCGAACGAAAGGCAAAGCAGAAGGCCCCCAAAGATACAGGAGCATTGCGCCGTTCTATTACAAGCGAAGTAAAGGGTGAAAATACCGAAGTAAAAGGTTCTGTTTTTACTCCGTTAGAGTATGCGCCTTATGTGGAGTATGGAACGGGGTTATTTGCCGAGCAAACTGGGCGCTCTAAGCCGTGGCGGTATGAGGACGAAGAAGGGAACTGGCATACCACCCAAGGCCAGCACCCTCAGCCATTTATGCGCCCTGCTCTAAATGAGAGTAGAGAGAAAATTGTTGAACTGATAAAGGAGGGGCTTTTAGATGGTTGATTATCATAAAGAGCTAATGGCCTCATTATCAAAACTTGGTATTCCTGTTCATTATGAGATGGCGCTACATAGCGGACTACAAACGCCTTGTATCAGTTATATGGAACTATCCAATGCGGCACAGGAAGAGGGCGATACCATCGGATATAGCCGCCTGCAATATCAAGTAAAAGTATGGGCTACAAAGGTTTCTGACTTACAAACCTATGCCTTGAAGATCGATGCGGCCTTGCGCCCACTGGGCTTCAAAAGAGTTGGCTGTAATGAACTGTTTGATAACAATTCAAGTATGATACAAAAAATTATGACTTACGAAGGATTAGCCTTCGAGGACTTATAAGGAGGAAAATATATGCCTGGTGTTCTTTCTAAGGGTATCAAACTATCCTATAAGAATGGTGCTGCTTCCCAATTTACCGAACTGACAAACCTACAGGAAATTCCTGATTTAGGCGGAGAAAAGGAAGCTATTGAAATCACCACATTAGCAGACAGCGCGCACAAATACACAGATGGACTAATCAACTACGGTGATAGCCTATCTTTCAAGTTCCTGTATGAGAAGGAACAATTTACTACTTTGAACGGCCTAAGCGGTTCTATTAGCTGGAAGGTAGAACTTCCAGATACTACAGCCTATACCTTTACTGGCGCGCCTTCTGTCAAGTTAGATGGCGTAGGCACTAATGCCGTTCTTACTTATGCGCTAAATATCAAGCCTGATAGCGAACTATCTATTGCTTGATTTACCCTATATAGGGAGTAAGGGAGAGGGTTATTCTCCTCTCCCTCTCTCTTACTAAAAATAAAAGGAGAGATTTTATTATGCTATATGTAGATTTTACTGCTGGTAATAAAGACTATAAGCTGCGCCTTAATACAAGAAATGTAGTAGCCTTGGAAAAGCAAATTGGCTGTAATCCTGTTTCCATCTTTGGAGACGGCGATAGCTTTCCTACTGTCACTACTATGGTGGCCGTTCTAAATGCAAGCCTACAGCCCCTAAATCATGGCATTACTCTAAATGATGCCTATGATATTTATGATGCTTGGTTAGCAGATGGACATACTACCGCCGACTTTATCAAAGTCATTATTGAAGTGTATAAGGTTTCGGGCCTAATTCCAGCAGATAAAGAGGCAGAAGAAGCCGAAAAAAACTAATAGAGGGTGGAAGGGAGGAAAGCCCTTCCACCTTTCTTTTTACGAACTCCATTTATCAGTGGTTAGATAATGCGTTAGATTGGGGGATCAGTGAATTTGACTTTTGGAATATGACAATAGCGGAGTTGGGGCGCTTACTTGCCTCCAAGAAGCGGGTGAAGCTGGCCGAAGAAAAGGAGAGGGCCTACTTTGACTATACATTAGCGGAACTGATTGGGCATAGTGTAGCGCGAATATACAACAAAGAAAACGAATATCCCAAAATCGAACTTGTATATCCAAGCATTTTTGATACTAAAGAGATGGAGAAAGAAAGACAGAAACAGCAAGACGAGTTATCCGCCTTGCGTTTCAAGCAGTTTGCGCAAGCCTTCAACAAAAAATTCAAAGAGGGAGGAGCAAATGAGTGAAGAACTAAAGGTAATTATAAGAGCGGAAATATCCCAACTAAAGAAAAGCATAGAAGATGCGAAAAAGGCTATGGGTAGTTTCAAGGAACAAGTATCCAAGCACGCCAAAGACGCTTCTTCCAATATAAAGAAGATGGGGGAACGCTTTGCGGAAGTTGGAAAGAAAATAGCGAAAGCAATGGCTGCGGCAGCCGTGGCCGTAGGGGCCTCCTTAGTTGCTTTGGGAAAGAAAGCGTTAGACAGCTATGGAGATTATGAGCAGTTAGTAGGTGGTATTGAGACGCTATTCAAGGATAGCAGTTCTACCATTATGAACTATGCTAATAACGCTTATAAAAATCAGCAGATAAGCGCCAACCAATACATGGAGTTAGCTACTTCCTTTAGCGCCAGCCTACTACAGAGCTTAGGAGGAGATACAGCAGAGGCAGCACGGGTAGCAGACTTGGCTATTACAGATATGGCCGATAACGCTAATAAAATGGGTTCTTCCATGGAATCTATCCAAAATGCCTACCAAGGCTTTGCGAAGCAGAACTTTACCATGTTGGATAACTTGAAGTTAGGCTATGGCGGCACGAAGGAGGAAATGGAGCGCCTGTTAGCAGATGCCGAAGCCCTTTCTGGAATCCATTATGATATTTCCAGCTATGCCGACATGGTAGAGGCGATCCATGTAGTTCAAACTGAAATGGATATTACTGGCACTTCGGCCAAGGAAGCAGCTACCACGATCCAAGGCTCTGTGAACATGGCAAAAGCAGCGTGGACAAATTGGGTAACTGGCCTAATGGATGAAAACGCCAACATGAAAGAACTAACGGCTAATTTGGTAAGTTCGGTAGGACAAGTAGTGGAGAATGTGGTTCCCAAGATAGGCGAGTTCTTTTCTAACTTGGTGGAAGGTATTCACGAAGGATTAGCGGAACACCCAAAAATCCAAGAAGCCTTTGATAGCGTTGTAAGTGCGCTTGGGACTGTCAAAGACATTGTTACTACTGTATTTTCCTATGTCATTGATAATTGGGAGACTATAAAAGGAATCCTAACAGCGGTAGCTATTGCCGTTGGTGTAGTGACTACGGCTACAGCGGCCTATAATGCCGTTCAAGCGGTAAAGGTAGCTATGGAAGCAGCGGAAGTTACAACGCTGGGAGCCTTGATAACAGCCCAATTAGCCAGCGCCGCCGCTACTTTAGTGGCTTTAGCTCCTTATATCCTAATCGTGGCAGCTATCGCCGCCGTTATTGCCATTATCGTTCTATGTATCAAGCATTGGGACGAGATAAAGGCCAAAGTGGTAGAAGTATGGAACGCCATGGTAGATAAGATAAAGAGCGCAGTTGAAAGTGTAAAGGAATGGTTCTCTAACCTAAAGCAAGGAATTACAGATAGGGTGGAAGCGATCAAAACGGCAGTCGCTGAAAAGTTTGAAGCCGTCAAAGAAAAAATCCTTTCTCCCATTAGAACAGCGGTTGATAAGGTGAAAGGATTCATTGATAAGATCAGAGGCTTTTTCAAGTTTGAGTGGAGCTTACCAAAGCTAAAAATGCCTCATGTAAAAATCCAAGGAGAGTTTAGTTTAGTTCCTCCGAAGGTGCCTAAGTTCTCTATTGATTGGTACGCTAAAGGCGGCGTATTTGATAAGCCTACTCTCTTTAGCGGTGGGGGCCGTTTGGGAGGCTTAGGAGAAGCTGGAGCGGAAGCTATTGTGCCGTTGGAGAACAACACCCAATGGCTTGATAAGATAGCAGACAAGCTATCCTCTAAGATGGGAACCAGCGGGCCTATTATCCTCCAAGTAGACGGAAAGACTTTTGCGGAAGCCTCTATTGACAGTATCAACGCCCTAACCCGCCAGCGGGGAAGTCTGGGCCTTAATTTAATGTAAAGGTGGTGGATTATGGCTTACTTTAAGATAGGAACAAATGATTATAGCAGTTATACAAGCGGATTGAAGGTAAAAACAACCGCAAGCTATAGCGCACAGACAAACGCCAACTATGATATGGTAGTTGACTATATCAATTCCAAAAGAACGATTGAAGTAGAGATAACTCCCATTGATTCAGAAGTAATGGCCCGCCTCCTAAGCGATATAAAGGCTTTTAGTGTTAGCCTAAGTTTTCGTAATCCAGAAACAAATAAGCTGGAAACAGGCGTGGCCTGTATCATTCCTTCTAATGATGTGGAGTATTACACCATTCAAACGGCGAAGGTATCTTACAAGAAGATGAAACTAACCTTTACGGAACTATAAGGAGGCAAAAATGATAAGATCAACGGCAGATTATAAAGCTGCTAATTTTGCTTCCGTAAGACAAGTAAAGGCCAAGGTGGAGTTATATAACGGCTCTACCTTGGCCGCTGCTTATACGGACACAGATAAAATAATTAGTATCGAGATACAGCGAGTAGGAGAAGATGGGAAGTTTTTTGGCTTTGGTATCTGCCAGAGACTAAACATCCATCTAATTGATAAAGAACGCACACTTTCTATTTCAACGGCCAATACTCTAAAAGTCAGCTTAGGAGTAAGGTTAGCGGATGGAACAGTAGAGTATAAGGGCTTCCCTACTTTTGAAGTTTCAGAAGTCCATAGGGATGAAAAAACGAATGAGTTTTCCATAACGGCCTATGATGCCCTCTATAGGGCCAGCAGCCGCACAGTAGAAGAATTGAATATAGAAGCGCCTTATACCATCAAAGGCTTCTGCGAGGCTTCCAGCGCCCTTTTAGGAGTATCTGTAAGCGGAGCAGACAACTTCCTACTATCCTATCTTAATGGCGCAAACTTTGAAGGAACAGAAACTTTAAGAACGGCTCTTGACATGGTGGCAGAAGCTACTCAAACCATCTATTACATGAACTCTGAAAATGTGCTTTGCTTCAAAGCATTGGATAGAGATGGAGACACCGTTTTTACGATCGACAAGGCAAAGTATATAGAGTTGAAAACAAGCGGCGGGCGGCGTTTACAAACTATCTGTAATACTACGGAATTGGGGGATAGCGTCAGTGAAGGAACTACCCTAATCGGCTCTACACAGTATGTTAGGGACAACGCCTTTTGGGAGCTAAGGGAAGATATAACCGCTCTTGTCCATAATGCAGTAGAAGCAATAGGAAATATCTCTATTGAAATGCTGGAATGTAAATGGCGGGGCGATGTGTCCTTAGAAGTGGGCGATAAGCTCCAGCTTATTACGAAGGATAATAAGACTGTAAATACATACCTACTGAATGATGTCATTTCCTATGATGGGGCCTTAAGTGAAAAGACGATTTGGAAGTATTCTGACAATGAAAGTGAAACAGCTTCTAATCCTACCAGTATAGGGGACGCACTAAAACAAACCTATGCCAGAGTAGATAAACAGAATAAGGAAATCACGCTTTTAGCTTCCGAAGTAAACTCCCAAAAGGAAGAGATTGCCCAAATAAAGGTAGAGAAGGATAGCATTGCGGCGTCCGTTTCTGAAATCTCCGAAATACAGAGCGATTTATCTTCTACGGTAGCCGACATTCAAAATGGCGTGGCAGAGCAGAACAAGAGTAACGCAGAACAGTTTGAAACGCTTACAAAGAAGGTAGATGCTTCCATGACTTCGGATCAAGTTAGAATAGCCATTTCAACGGAACTGGCAAAAGGAACAGACAAGGTTTCTACCTCTACTGGTTTTACCTTTGATGATAAGGGGCTGACGATCAGCAAGAGCGATAGTGAAATAGGAACAAACATAAACGAAGATGGTATGAAAATAACAAAGAGCGGAGAAGAGGTTTTGACGGCTGATAACACAGGCGTAAAGGCCCGCAACCTACACGCAACTACTTATTTGATTATTGGCACAAACAGTAGATTTGAGAACTACGGAAGCGATAGAACAGGGTGCTTCTGGATAGGAGGCTGATAGAATGGCAACAAGCGGAATAGTAAAAACAAGCGTTTTAGATGATTCTTATTTTTGGGTAAAGTGGAGCCAAAGCGGCCAAAGCGTAGAAAACAATTCAACCACCATTAACTGGAGCTGCGGCTTTACTCCAGGACACCAGTATTATTCAAACGCTATCAAGATGTATGCCGTTACGATCAACGGAAGCCAAGTATACAGCGGCGGAACTTATTCCAATATTACAGACTATAAGGAAAGAACTTTTGCTTCTGGAACACTGAAAATAGCCCATAATTCCGATGGCAGCAAGAGCTTTACTATATCTGGTTTTAGTGGATGGATTTATGATAGCGGAACTACTAACGCTTCGGCGCAGAGCTTTACACTATCCACTATACCAAGAGCCAGTTCTGTTTCTTGTTCTGCGGCTGATATTGGAAGTAATGCGACAATCAGTATCAGCAGAGCTTCCTCCAGCTTTACGCATACACTTACTTATGGCTTTGGCAGCCTAAGCGGAACGATAGCAACGAAAACAAGCAGCACAAGTATCAGTTGGACTTTGCCGACTACTTTCTATGCCCAAATCCCAAATGCTAAAAACAGAACAGGAACCATTACTTGCCAGACTTATAACGGCTCTACTTTGATTGGAACTAAAACCTGTAGCTTTGTGGCAACGGCAAATGAGGCGGCTTCAAAGCCTACCTTAGCGCCTACTGTAGTAGATAGTAATACTGCTACTACCACCTTGACTGGTGATAGCTCCAAGTTCATCAAATACTACTCCAATGCTTCTGTTACTACAGGGGCGGCGGCAAGGAATAGTGCTACCCTTAAATCCCAAAAGATAGTTTGCGGGGCTAAATCTCTTACAACTGCCAGTGGCACTATCAGCGCAGTAGAAAGCGGTTCATTTACTTTTAGTGCTACGGATAGCCGAGGTTACACAACTGCCCAAACCGTCAATAAGACACTGGTAGAGTATGTGAAGCTAACCTGTTCTATGGAGGCCACGGCGGCCACTACTGGCGGTGTAGCTAAACTGAAAGTAAGTGGAAACTATTGGAATGGGAACTTCGGAAAGGTAGCAAATACGCTAACTGTCCAATACCGCTATAAGGTTCAAGACGGTACTTATAGTGATTGGACAGCGGCAACTGCTACAAAGAGCGGCAATGCTTATAGTGCTGATATTTTTATCAGCGGACTGAACTATCTAAATACCTATGTGTTCCAAGTAAGAGCGATAGATAAACTTGCTACTGTAAATTCTGATGAGCAGGTTAGAAAGACTACGCCTATATTTGATTGGAGTAAAGAGGACTTCAACATAAATGGAATGCTAAAGGTAAATAGCAAGAATATTTTTGATTTGATCTATCCAGTCGGCGCAGTCTATATCTCTATAAATTCAACTTCCCCCCCAAACCCTTTTTGGAGGAACTTGGGAGCAGATTCAAGGCCAATTCTTACTTGGCGCAAGTTCCGCTTATCCAGCGGGAAGTACTGGCGGTAGTAAAGACGCAGTAGTCGTAGCCCACTCGCACAATCCAGCAAACCAAAGTGGATACTATGGTTTTATTACAAATGCGTCAAAAGCCTTTACAGTTGGTGATATGGGCTCTCAGAGTGGTAGTGGAAGATATTATCCATTCTCTACTTCTGATTATGATATTTCTCGTAATACCCAAACTGGTTCTACTGGTGTAAGTGGGACGGATAAAAATATGCCTCCTTATATCGCTGTTTATATGTGGTATAGGACAGCGTAAGGAGGGTGGTTATATGACTTGGGAAATCTTTTTAGGTATAGTTGCCCTCACTGGATTTGTAATAACGATCGGTAAAATCGTAAGTGCGAATACAAAGGCGCTTACAAAGTTGGAGGATAGTATTTTAGAACTGAATAGAACCATAACAGAAGAAAAGAAAGATATAAGTGATTTGGATGAAACAGTTCAAAACCACGAAACAAGAATCCAATTATTAGAACACAAGTAAAAACAGATAGCGCGCTACCGTAGTTTTTAGCGGTAGCGCGCCGTATAATCTGAGGAGGTAAAAGGATATGAAAGAGAAATTAGCAAAGCTGGTAAATGTAAAGAGTATTATTACTCTAATTCTATGTGGTGTGTTTGCCTATCTTTCTATTGCTGGAAAGGTAGCTTCAGAGCAATTCCTAACTATTTTTACAGTTGTTATTAGCTTTTACTTTGGAACGCAAGCTACAAAGGATAAGGAAGTGGCCAGTGAAGGAACCGAAAATGCCTAATTTTCGTGTCAGAATTCATGTCAGAATTTTTTGTATTTTCTGACATGAACATCTTTTCTTGTGTTAAATTTTCTTAAAAACAAGAAAACGATTTTCACGGCGCAAATCCCACAAAACCTTGTATTTCAACGGTTTGCGGGCAAAAAGAAAGAGCTTCAAGAAATTTCTTGAAGCTCTCATTTTGGTGGAGCTGAGGGGAGTCGAACCCCTGTCCGAAAGCGCTTTAACAAGACCTTCTCCGGGCGCAGGACAGATTCAGGATTCCCGCCCCGTGCAGGCACTGCCCAGACTGCAAGGCTTGGTAGAGTCATGATGCATGGGCGGGGCAACTCTTACCCGCCGCACGTCCGCCACATCAAC